ATAGCCACACACAGGCCACACTTTTCTTCGGCAGCTTGCTTGTAAACGGATAGTCCCCCGACCTTAAAAAGAAAATCCGTACTATCCTTGTCAATCTTGTAAATCCGGTCACAGATAAACTCGGCAATGACCGTTCCGCCAACCTCCATCTGTACCCATTTCCCATTGATGATATGGGAAACAGTTCCTTTTGTCCGGTAAATGTAGCACTTAAACGGTGTTTCCAACTTCGGGCGCGTCTTGCGCACCTCAATCGTCTTTTCGCCGCGGGCAATCTTTTCACACCACTTCGGGCGGACGCTCAGCATGACAGCCTTACTCATTTCTTCATCGCCTCCAATGCTTTCTCCGCCTCCTCACGGGTCAAAAATACGGTCTTACCGATTTCTCCGGCGTTTATACCTGCCAGCGATTGCCAAACAAACCCTTCTACGATGTCCCACTCGATAAACAAGCTAAACAATTCCACGCAGATGGCCTTAACTCTATACACACTGATCGTTTTTCGCCCCGTAACTTCGTAAAGCCTATCGCCCACCTTGCACGGCAACACAACGACCCTGCCGTCTTTGTCAGATTCTTGATATTTTTTGAGTTCCATGATTACGCTGTACAATTTTGCCATTTCCAGACCGCTAAAGTGCTCCTCTTGCATTGACTTGACTTCTCCCGGTTCCAGACCCGTGTCCTCGTAGGCGGCGAGGCGGCTCTTGAGGCGATTGCGGCAGTACAGCGCAGTGCAGTCAAACATCGACCTACCATGCCTCCCCGCCCAATCCGCTTTGCACTTCTCGCAGTCCATCATTACCTGTCCATCGGTGTCACGTTTCGTCAGTCGTTCCATCACTCCACCTCCTGCATCTTCGCCCCGCAGGAAGTCCTCGTCACATACGCCACGCAGTTCTCAGGGTCATTCCCACAAAGACATGGCGCATATATGCACGAATCACAAATTGTAAACATCTCAGTGAGTGTCATTGTCAGCCCTCCGATTCCAAAATTCAACCAACTTGTCAACGTCTTTGCTTCTCGGCGTCGCCATTGCGCCCATCATGCACCCATCCTTGTGCTGCGGATTCCCGACGAGCAAAGC